CGGCTGGACCGCGAATCTCTTTCGTATCTTCACGCAGTCCGCAGGCACCGGCACACAGCGCGATATCGAAATCGCGCCCGCTGCGGGGACTCTGCGCGTAGTGGGAAACATCATCGCGACCAAGGCAATCGGCGTGCTGGCGAAGGCGGGGCCGATCACGGACGCGGATTTTGTGAACCCCATGGACGGAATGATTGCCATTGACGCGGCCAATTCCCGCATCTATGCGCGCGTGGGTGGCGCGTGGAAATCCGCGGCACTGGCGTAACCACAGGGAGTAACAACATGGCCTCAGAGCGAATCGACTACAACCCCATCGCCATCGGCGGCATTCACCTTGCAAACGCGGTGCGCTATACCACGCTCGCGAAACAGGAAGCGGCGCGCGCGCAATCCATCGCGGCATCCGTGACAGCGGGCGGGGCCGAGCAAGCGAACCTTGAGGGGAGCGAAGAATTCGACGCGAGCACCGGACAGGGCGCGGTGCTCTATTCGGCCATCGTTTCCCTGCAAACGTCGCTCGACGCGATTCCTTCCACGTTGCTCGCCAACCTGGACCAAGGCGGCTAACGTGCTGGGCTTTTCTCCACTCGCAACGCACGCGATTTCCGCGATGCGCTGGCGCGCATTCATTCCGCCCACGGCGCCCGGTGCGCCGCTCTCGGGGCGCGTGGCTGCGGCACCGGTGGTGGACGGCCGCACGTCGCGCGTGGGAGCGCTCACCGGAGACGCGCGCGCGGTGGACACCGTGAAGGCGCACACGTGAGCACGTTGCGAATCAATCGCGGCGAGGCCGTGGCCATCCCGTTCACGATCACGGATAGCGCCGGTTCCCTCATCGGCAAGCGCGTTACGTGGTCTCTCGCACCGACCACGGATGCGCCGCCGGTGCTGGTGAAGCAAAGCGCGATAGGCGCCTCATCGGCGGATGTGGTGATTGACGCCAACACCGCAACGGAAATGGCTGGCTCCATTCGCCTCACCCCTTCGGACTTCGATGTGATGGCCGACGACGCATTTGCCGCAACGCTGTGGATTGATTCCGGCGTGGGCGATGACCGATGCGTGACGCCGGGCGGCGCGGATTTGCTGGTGATCGTGGCCAACGTCGCGCGGGAGCTAACGCCGTGAACGCACGCACCGTGCTTGCTCGCATCGCCAACGCCTTGCGGTTGAAGTCTTCCACCGCGAGCGGCAGCGGTGTGGGGAACTCCACCATGGAGGGCTGCATTCCGATCACGTGGCCAGCGAATTGGTGGCAAATGGGGCGCCACCCTGGTGTTGCGGGGGAGCCTGCTATCCGTCAAGCCTGCATTGACGCATACGCGCAAACGATCGCCAGCATGGACTTGCTGCTGACGCGCGACACCAAAAAGGGCGGCACTGATGTGGTGAAGGTTGGCGCGATCCCGGCGCTACTCGCAAAGCCCAACACGTACCAAACGCGTAGCGATTTCATCCTGAATTTGATTTGGAATTTGTTTGAGTGGGGCAACGCGTATGCGGTGTTGGAGCGCACCGGCGCCACCGTGGTGGGCATGCACTTGGTGAGCGCGCGCCACACCGTGGCTTACGTGGACGGCCCAACGCGCGCGATCTTCTATGCGATTGGCGGCAATCCGCTGGTGCCGGAGGGCATCCGCTACCTCGTACCCCAGCGCGACATGCTGCACGTGCGGCTGCACTGTCCCACGCATCCGCTGGTGGGTGTGTCTCCGATCACGGCCGCAGCGCTCGCGATGGCTGCGAACGTCGCGATTACCACGCAACAGGCCGCGTTTTTCTCGCACATGGCGCGGCCGTCCGGTGTGCTCTCCACGGAGGCCACGTTAACGCGCCCGCAAATCGACATGCTGCGCGGCGCGTGGGATGCGCAGAGCCAAGGATTGAACGCGGGCGGTGTGCCGATCCTCACCAATGGATTGAAGTGGCAGCCGTTGGGCATTTCCTCGCAGGACTCGGAGATTGCTGCGGCTTTCAACATGACGGTGGAAGACGTGGCGCGCGCCTTCCGTGTGCCGCTCCCGCTGGTGGGGTCTCCGGTGGGCGCCACCTATAACAACGTGGAGCAGTTGATTGCGCTGTGGATGAGCACCGGGCTGGGCTTCGTGCTGGAGCACATCGAAAGTGCGCTGGATGCCACCTTGGATATTGCGGGCGGCTCCGCGATTGAATTCGACACGGACGCGCTGCAACGCACGGACTTTAAGGGCCGCGTGGAGGCGCTTACCAAGGGCATCACCGGGGGCCTGTATTCACCGAATGAGGCGCGCGCGCGTGAAGGATTGCCGAGCGTGGAATTCGGCGATGAGCCGCGCCTGCAAGCGCAAGTGGTGCCGCTGTCGCGCGTGGATGCAGCGCCCGCCCCGAGTGCCGCGCCTTCGCCAGCCGTGGCCGCGAATGATGCGGACGCGAATGACACGGCCGCGCGCATGGCTGCGCATGAGGCGCGTTACCTAGAAACCCTGCGGAGTTACGCGAATGGATAGCGAGCGCGAGCAAAGCCTATTGCGTGCGGTGGGCACGCTCATGCGCGAGAAATTCGCGGCGCTGGAAAGTGCCACGCGCGCCGTGCGCATCACGCGCGTGGAGCAAGTGGACCCCGCCCAGGCGTTGCTGGTCTTCGGGGATGGCTCCACGCTCACGCTGGCATTGCCCAGCGGCGGCGCGGGCGCACCGGGGCCGCAGGGTGAGCCGGGCGAACGCGGCGAGCGTGGCGAGCCGGGGCGCGGTGAACGGGGCGAGCCGGGGCCACAGGGTCACGAAGGCCTGCGCGGCGCCGATGGTGTCGGCATCGAATGCGTGGAGCAAGCGCCGGGCGCCAACACGTTTGCGCTGCGCTTCACCAACGGCACCACGGTGGACGTGGAATTGCCAGCGGCGCCGCCGGGAGAACGCGGCCCCGCCGGTGAGCCGGGCCGGGATCGCTTTATCGCCGCGCCGCGCCAAGTGCGTGATGGGGACACGGTAGAGAAAAATGATTTGCTCGCATGGGGCGGCGGCATCGTGCAGGCGATCCGCGCCACCACGCGTGACCCCGGCGCCGATCCGGCTTCCTATATCTGCATCGTGGCGGGAATCGAATCGCTCACGATGACGGAAAACATTGAAACGCGCACGTTTGATTTGGTGGCGCGGCTCACCAATGGTGTGGAGCAAACCTGCAAGGCGCGCGCCATGCCGCGTTTCATGGGCGATGGCCCCCGCGTGGGCGAGCGCGTGATTCAGGGGGATCAATTCGTGCGCGGAGATTGGCTTTACTCCGCGATGCAGGACGGCGCGGACCCCGCCAACGTTGAAGCGGGCGGATGGCGGCGCCAGAACGTGCGCGGCAAGCGTGGCGAAGACGGCGCACGCGGCGCCAAGGGCGAGCAAGGCGCGCCCGGCGTGGGCATCGCGGATGTGGTGTTGGATGAATCCGGAATCCTTACCGTGCGCCTCACCAGCGGCGAGGAAAAATTCTGCGATGCGCGCGCGTTTCTCTCGGGAGTGGCCGCGTGATCCCGGACGCGACGTTTACCCTCGCCGCAGCCAAGGCGCACTTGCGCGTGACGCATCACGATGAGGACGCGTTGATTGGCGCGATGCTGGATGCGGCCGTGGCCGAGTGCGAGCGCATCACGCGCCGCGCCTGGACTTCGCGCAAGTGGAGCACGTTGCTGGATTCGTGCGACGTGGCGCCGTGCAGTTGCAGCGATCCGGCCGTATTCCACGCGGAGCTATCGCCCGCCAGCGCGCGCGTGCTCATGCTCCCGCTACCGCCTGCGGACTTCGATCCGGAAACGGATGAGCCGCTACCGCCGGTGGAAATCCCGCGCGCGGATTACCACATGGCGACCATGGGCACTCCGTGCTGCGCGTGACCACGTGGCCAGCGCATCCGGACGTGGGCACCGTGGGACAAATTGATTGGGAAGCGGCACCGCGCGGCGGCACGCCCCCGCCGGATATCGTCGCGGCCGTGATGCTCTGCCTCGGGGACCTGTACGAAAACCGCGAAGCGCAAATCGTCGGCACCATCACCAACGAAAACCCGGCGGTGCAATTGCTCCTGCGCAGCTACGTGGTGGACCTGTACGCATGAGACACACGCGCAGTGGCGCGCTGCGCACTGTCGTATTCCTCGGCCGTCCGATGATCGTGAAGGATGCGAGCGGCGGGGAAACGATCACGTTTGAGGAGTTGGAAACCTTCGCCTCCGTGGACGCCTTGACCGGGCGCGAGTGGGCGAGCGGTAACGCCGTGAAGGATTCGGTGGACTACCGCATTGGCGTGCGCCTCGGCGATGGCTGGGTACCGGATGCGCGCTGGCGCGTGCGTGAAAAGGAATCGGGCGCCATCTATAACGTGGTGAGCGTGTTGCTGCATCGGAAGAATGGCAGCGCCGAGTGTTTGGCGAAGCGCGCGCCGGGCAACAGCGATGGCCGCTAAAGCCGCGCGCGTTAACGGACTGCCGGAACTCATTTCCAAGCTGCACGATTTGGGCGCGGTGGACACGCTGGAGCGCATTTCGTATCGCGCCACGTTCGGCGCCGCCCGCGATTTGCGCGAGGCCGCGCGCGCCAACGCCATGGCCTCCACGCAAACGCGCACCGGCGCGCTGTCGCGCGGCTTTGCTATCAAGCGCCTGAAAGACGGCACGCGGCGCGGCTACACGGTGGGCGTGCGATTCGGCCGCAACAAGGCGCGGCGCGCAACGGACGACCCTTACTACTGGTGGATGCTGGAATTCGGCACGCGCTACATAGCGCCCATGGGTTTCATGGCGCGTGCGCTCGACGTGGCGCGCAGCACCGCGCCAGGGCAAATCGTGGACGCGGGGCGCAAGGCGGTGCTGGACTCCGGCAATCGCGCGCTGCGCAAATTCGGCAGCGGCCGGGTGGGCAAGTAAATGCGCCGCCTTGAGGAATACGTCTTCACCACGCTGGGGCCGATAGTCTCCGGCGCCGTGCATCCGGTGGTGGTGCCGCAGGCCGCGCGCTATCCCTGCATTCGCTACAACACCGTTTCCGCAGTGCCGGAAAACGCGCTGTGCGGCTCATCGGGCCTCATGCGCTCTCAATTGCAGATCGACATTTTCGCGGAGGAATACGCGGCAGTGCGCGCGTTACGCGAGCAAGTGGTGGCAGCAATGCGAGACACGTTCCCGTTGGAAAACATTTTGGTGAGTGAGTTTGAGGACTTCGATATTGAGCCGAAATTGTTCCGCCGAATTCTTCGCTACTCGGCGGCGGAACAGGAAGGGACGGCATAGCAGGCCCCAAGGC